ACGAAGTCTCGGCAGTCCCGCAGGTGTCCGACGTGCGCCACGGGCTGCGCTCCGCATCCGGGGCAATCGAGGGTGAGTTTTCCATCAACACCTACGACGACTTTCTGGCGGCCGCGCTGCGCCGCGATCCGGCGACCGCGTGGGTGGCCGGCACGTCGCTGTCCAATACGCAACTCACGAGCGTGACCTCGGACAATGGCGCGGGGACGTTCATCTTTGCCGGCGGCGACCCCGTCTCGCTCGGGCTGCGGATCGGCGACGTGATTCGCTTCACCGGCTTGGCGGCGACCGCCAACAACAGCGTCAATTTCCGCATCACGGCTTTCGGCGGGGTGACCAACCGCACGGTCACCGTGACCCCGAAGCCAGCCACGGACGCGGTCGCGGATTCCTCATTCACCGTGGCAGTGCAAGGCAATAAGCTCACGATGGGGACGGCCACGCCGAGTTTCACCATCGAACAGCGGATGCCCGACCTCGATATCTCCGAGCGCTTTGACGGCTGCCGCATCGGCGGGGCGCGGATTCAAATCCCCCCGGGCGGGATGGCGACCATCGGGTTCGACATTCAGGGCAAGGACGGCACGATCCTGACGTCGGCCAGTTCGCCGTACTTCACTTCCATCACGGCCGCCCCGGTCACTGCCGTTCTGGCCGGGCCGAACGGCAAGATCAGGATCGGCGGGGTGGAAGCGGCGAACATCATCAGCCTCGACATGGCGCTGACCAACGGGCTGTCTCCGCAACCCGTGATCGGGTCCAACCTGACCCCGGAAGTTTTCTACGGGCGCTCAATCGTCACCGGCAGCGTTTCGGTTCTGCTGGATTCCGAGGCGCTCATCAACGCCTTCCTGAACGAGTCGGAAATCGACATCGTCACCGTTCTGGAAAGCGGGTCCGTCGCTCCGCTCGACTTCTACACCCTGAACATGCAGCGGGTGAAGTTCACGGGCGTGCAGAAGACGGTCGGCGTGGACGGGGGGGTCATCGCCAATTTCCCGTATCAATCGCTCCTCAAGGCCGCCGGCTCGGGCTTTGATGCGACAAGCCTTACGCTGCAACGCTCGCTGTAAAAAGGGGCGGCAGCATGACCCGCGGCCGCGGCACTCGCGGCCGCCAACATGGAGAGGAAAGCTATGCAATTCGGATTACAGCAGGTCGACACGAAAACCCTGTCGGAGCAAGGCGTCCGCATGGTCGTCACCCGGGTCGATACCGGCGAGGCGCTCGTAACGGAGCTTGGGGTCATGGCACTGATCCTTCTCGGCTCGGATTCCAAGGTCTATCGGGCACGCACCCGGGCGGTCGGCCGGCGGCAGGCGGAGAAGGCGCGGGCCGGGAAGCCTGTGAGTCCGCAGGATTTCGCATCGGAAGTCTCCGACGTCGACGAGCAGACCATCGAAATCCTCGCGGCAGCCACGGTCGGGTGGGAGAACGTCCCGAACGCGCAGGGCGAACCGATTCCGTTTTCGACCGACGCGGTCGCGGACCTGTACCGGCAATACCCGGCGATCCGGGATCAGGCGGACCTGTTCATCGGCAACCGGGTAAATTTTTTGCGGGCGTCGTCGACCAACTGATCGAGTATGCCAAGCACAAGTTCGCCATGTCGGCCAAGGCGCCCGGAGGCGGAACAGTAGGCGAGTGCTACGCACTGGCGGCGCGCCAGTACGGGCGCCCGCCTCCCGTCGAACCGGAGCTTCCGCCGGCTGGCCGGCACTTGTGGATGGTCTTTTCCGACCTGCACAGCACGCGGCAGGTCGGGATGGACGTCAATCCGATCACCTTCACCGAAATCGGGTTCTACTCGGAATTGACCGGGATGGACCTCGACCCGTGGGAGGTAATCGCCGTGCGCGCCATCGACGACGCCTTCATCAACCACGTGCGAGAGAGGCGGGCAGCCAATGAGTAACGGCGACGACATCGTTCGGCTCGGATTCCAGATTGATTCATCCGCCTTCGACCGGGCACGTACATCGGCAGCCGGGGCCACCCGGGAGATATCCAAGCTAGGCGACCAACAGGAGCGGCTCGCCAATAGTTCCGGCAAGGCGGGGCAGGGCGGGACGAAGGTCGCGGCCGCCATTCAGGCGATGATGACCGCCTCGAATGCGGCGCAGAGCGGGATTGCGGCGCTGTCAGCCCGCGTGGGCAATCTGGCGACCGCGTTCGGGATCAGCACGGGGTCACCATCAGGGGTCGCCCTTTCGGCCGCGCTGCAAGCCTCTACGGCAGGCGTGTCGGCAATGGCGCGTGGCTTGGGCACCTTCTCTCCGCTGATCGGGGCGGCGGCCGGCGGGGTCGGCGCGCTCGGCACGGCATTCATCGGCGCTCAGGCGGCGCTCGCCACCTTTCAGGACAAATACGCGCAGTACGAGGGCAGGCTGAAGAACGCGCTCGGCTCGCAGGCGGCCGCCATCGACTCGATGGAAAAGCTCTCCGTGATGAGCAAGCAGGCGGGGATCAGCGTTCAATCCGCCATCGAGGCATTCACCCGTCTGGCGCGAAACGGCGAGCAACTCGGCGCCACCCGGGATCAACTCCTGCAACTGACCGAGACGATTCAGAAGCTCGGGGTTATCTCGGGCGCCTCGCAGGGCGAAGTCGCCTCCGGGATGCTTCAGCTATCGCAGGCGCTCGCCTCCGGCCGGCTGAACGGCGACGAACTGCGGTCCATCATGGAAAACATGCCCGCGCTCGCCAAGGCCATCGCGGACGGGCTTGGGGTCGGGGTCGGCCAGATCCGGGCGATGGGTGCGGCCGGCGAACTGACCGGCTACAAGGTCTTCCAAGCGATCCTGTCGCAGACGGACAAGACCCGCAAGGAGTTCGAAAGCCTGCCCGACACCACGGAACGCGCTTTCCAGCGCATGACCGACCAAGCCGGCAAGTTCGCTGCCGAGTTCGGCAAGCGGATGGAGTCCTCCGAGTTCATTCAGCGGATCATCCGCGGGTTCGACCGGATGCTCACGATGGGCACAGAGGCGGTCAAGGGGGAAACGGCAGCGGAGCGTCTGGCTCGCACCACAAGGGAATATCAGGAGGCGGCAGAGGGCTACGGCGCGACCTCGGAGGGGATGATTGGCTACACCCCGCAGGAAGTAAAGCGCCGCCGCAAGGAAATGGAAAACGCCCGTGCCGCGCTGATTCAGCAGGAGGCACAACGCCAGAAGGCGGAAGCGGACGAAGCGGAGAAGATCGCCCGCGCTCCGCAGGGGCGTGCCGACTCGACCATGCAGGAACTGGACAAGCTGAAAAAGCAGCGCACCGAGATCGAAACCCAGATGAAGACGCTCAAGGAGGGGATCGACTCCGCCGGGCGCACGGGCGACGTGGGCAAGCTCAAGCAGTACACCACCGGACTGGCGGTCTTGGAGGCGCAGCTAGACGACGTGGGCACTGCCGCGGACAAGTTCCGGCAGGGGATCAGCGACGCGGAACGTGCCCTTGCGGCCGGCGGCGGCGGCGGCGGCTCGGAGATCATGAAGCAAGTGTTCGAGATGGGCCGCTCGACCGCCAAGGCCACGGGCGAGGCAGACGGCGCGCTCGGGGCGGCAATCCGGGAGCGCGTGGTGCGGATCAAGGAACAGATCGTCGCGCAGAACCAAGCCACGGCAGCCACCCAGAAGCAAGCCGAGACCATCGGTATGAGCCGTGACCAGATGCGCGAGGCGGAGATTGCTGCGGAAGCGCTCGACTTGCGCTTCCAGACGTTCGGCACGCTCACCGGGCCGGAGATCAACAAGGTCATTGAGCAGTTCACCCGCTCGCTGCGCGCTTCAAAGCTCGCCGCCGAGGCAATGTCCGACGGCATGGCGTTCCAAGCCTTGCGCGACGAACTGTCCGTGATCGCGGCACAGCAGAACGCCATCACGGCCGGCGCCTTCGCCATGCGCGAGGCGGCCGCCAAGGCACGGGCGGATATCGCGGAGCGCTCGCAGCCGGGGGCCGGCAACCGCGACATGCAACGGTTCTACGCTGGCGAGGGCTTGTCGGCGGACGAGCAAATCAACGCGCTCTTGCGCCAGACCGATGCGGCGAACCGGATGGGGGCGGCCGCTGCCGATCCTCGGGCGCGACGTGCGCTTGAATTGGACGAGCGCGTCCGCTCCGCCCAAGAGGCGGTCCCGGACAAGTACCGGGGTGACATCGGCGCAGCCATCCGCGGGCAGGACGCCGCGGACACGACGCGCAACCTCAAGGAGCAAGCCGCACAGATCAACCAGCAGGCGCATTTCACGGAGCGACAGCTAGAGCTTTCCATGCTCTCGGGCCGGGAGTATCAGCGGCAAGTCGAGCTATTGCGCGTGGCGAACGATCTTGAACGGCAGGGGATCGACATCAAGAGCGAGGGGGCGCAGGCGGTCCTACAGGCCACCGAGGCGCGCCTGAACGCACAGTCGGCGCTTGAGGATGCGATGCAAGTCGGGCAGGCATGGCGCGACGCGTGGGCGGCCGCGGGCGATGCGCTGACCGAGTACGTGATGACCGGAAAGCTGGAAATGCGCGACCTGACCGACACGATCCTGCGGGAGATCGTGCGGGTGCAGATTCAGAAAGGAGTCGTCGAGCCTGCGTCGAACTTCCTCTCGGGGATCGTCGGCAAGGGGCTTGCGGCCATTGGCGGGCTGATCTTTCACGGGGGTGGTGAGGTGGGCGCCAGTAGCGTGCCGTCGCGCTCGCTTCCCGCCTCGCTGTTCTACGGCGCGCCGCGCTTCCACGACGGGCTGTATCCGGGCGAATTCCCGGCGATCCTGAAGCGCGGCGAGACCGTGTCGACCCCGGAGCAAATGAAGGCGATGCAGGGCAGTAGCATCACCGTCAACGTGCCCGTGAATATCGAAGGCGGGGGCGCCAAGCAGGGGGATATGGCGTCGCTCGGCAAGCAGATCGACGCGGCCGTGCGGCGCGTGATCAGTGACGAAATGCGGATCGGGGGAGCGCTGAACCCACTATGAGCGAATTCACATGGAACCCGTTCGATGCTTCGCGCAAGACGGTCACCCCGCGGGTCAAGACCTCCCGCTTCGGTGATGGCTATCAGCAGCGGGTGGGCGACGGGATCAATACGGCGCTTGAGGTGTGGGACTGCACCTTCGGTCCGCGGGATTCCGAGACCATCGACGATATCGAGGCGTTCCTTTTGGCGCAGGCCGGCGTTTCCTCATTCACGTGGTCTTTCCGGCCGGGCAAGAGCTTCGTCTGTCCGCGCTGGACCCGAGGCTACACGGGGGTGGTGCTGAACACGATCACCGCCACCTTTGAGGAGGTGCCCGAGTAATGGCGCTGACCGCCTCACAGAAGCTCGTGCTCGATCTGCAACGCTTCTCCGCGGGCGCGATTGCCGAGATGTACGTGCTCGACCTGTCCGGGATTGGCGGGCCGGTCACCCCTTACCGCTTCCATTGCGGCACGAACGAGATCCGCACGGCGCTCGTCTGGCAGGGCAACAGCTATCAGGCGATGCCGATCAAGGCGGCCGGATTCGAGAAGTCCGGGAAGGGGCAGTCCCCGCGGCCGAAGCTGCGGGTGGCGAACGCCACCTCGATTGTCTCCGCGCTCTGCCGCGAGTACAAGGACATGGTCGGGGCGAAGATCACCCGCAAGCGCACGATGGTCCGCTATCTCGACGCGGTCAATTTCCTGCCGGCTCGGAACATGCTCGTGTGGACCGAGCAAATGAACAACGGAGGATCGTGGCCGACCGCCAGCATGACGGTCAATTACGATCAGACGGTAGCCCCGGACGGGCGCACGACCGCTGAAAAGGCAATTCCCGCCAACGGGGCCACGATGGCGTGGGTTCAGCAGAACGTGACCTTTGTGGCCGGCAAGGACTACACGCTCTCGATCCATGCCAAGGCGGCGGAACTGACCGCAATCCGGATCAACCTCTATGCGCTCGGCACGGGCGATCAGTACGGGATCTTGAACCTGAGCACGGGAGCGTGGGCGTCGTCCTCAAGCCTAGCCACGCTGCATACCCCGGAAAACAAGGGCAATG